CGGCTTTTTCGAGTTCTTTTACCGCTTCGCGGATTGCGTCGATCTTCTCGCGGTTGATGTGAGATAAGCCCGCAAGGGTATAATCCCAATCTTCGGGCAAAGACAGCATTTGCGAAAGCAAGCCTTTTGCCTTTAAGGTGAGTTCCTTATTGCGCAAGTGGTGGTTGCTCATAACGGTATATCCCGTATTGCGTTCCACTCTGAAAACTGCCATGTTTCATCACTTCCTCTCTTGGTCTGCGTGGAATATTAGAAAGCCGTTTTCGGCGGTTTTGGTATTGCAGTATGCCTTTGCCGTTTTTGTGTCTGAAAAGCCTTGTATTGCAAGGGCTTTTTCGCGCCTAACGTTCCACGTTACCGCCTGTTTTCGGGCATAAAAAAACCGCAACTCTTTTCAAGCTGCGGCGACATATCCTACTCACTTAAAAACGCCATATCAAGGCTTGTCCAACCTTGCTACGGCGTTTTAGGTGTAATTATAGGGGTTGTTTAATTGTCTTTAATGTGCTGAAAGCCGCATGGTTACGGCATTTTCCTTGTTGTGCATATATTGACGGGGCAGTTGCGCCGGTTGCACCTTTATCTCCCTGAGGACCTTTATCGCCTTTTACACCTTGAGGACCTTGTGGTCCCTGAGGACCAGTTACACATACAGCTGTTGTCGTTGAAGTCGTGTTGTCAGTATAGGTAATCACCGATCTCGTCCAAATATATTTACTGTTCTCCCATCCAGGATAAGTCGTGCTCCACGATCCGCCGGACATGGCTGTTGCTGACGTTGATTTGTAATACTGTTCTACAATAGATTTAACGCCTTTTCCGGTTGCACCAGTCCCTCCAGTATCTCCTTTATCACCTTTGGCACCGGTTGCTCCCTGCGCTCCTGCAATGCAGACTCCATTTTGATTTGGCGAATATGTTCTGTAACCAGCCCCGTCCGTTGTTACCGTACGGCTCCACATATACTTTCCGTTAACCCATGTTGGGGCTGTCGTTGACCATGAGCCGCCGGATAATAAAGTTGCCGAGGTTGACAAATAGTATTCAACGTCTACGAAAGACACATAGTCCTCCGGCGCTGGAGTCCAGTCAGTTGCAATGTTACCTTTTTCGATCTTCAGATTTTTAAACTGATAAGAAACCCCTGTTCCGCTATTCATTCCGACAAAATACGTATTTTGTCCAGTATCTGTCGGCAGCGTAGCTACTGATTTGACAATCCATACCAATTTAGTCCATACGTTGGCTACAGTCGTGTTATTTATCACTTTTCGAGACTGTATCAAGGTATTCGTGCCGATCGTGTTCATAAAACGTGGATTCATCGACGTGACAACACTTGCCCTGACATCGATAGATACCGTATAGTCAGTATTAGCTTCCCATTTACTGCGTCCAATATAAGAAAACTCTATTACAGACCATCCAGTTTGAGCCACTGAATCTCTGGTAAGTTTACATGTATCAACCCCATTTTCAGACACAAGTGTTTTCGTACAGCCACCCGTGTGCATATTCCAACCCCACCCGGTTGTTCCTTTATTGGTATTGGTCGCCAAATTTCGCCCACCGACGACAATTCCTTCCGGTGTACTACCAACGTTGTAAGCAGTTGAAGTTGTATTATCCGTATAGGTGATGATCGTACGAGTCCAGAAATATGGTTTGTCCGCACTTGTCGCCGGAGGAGTTGCTGACCATACTCCAGTAGGGATCGTAGTTCCAGACGAACTTGCCTGATATGTTACTGCAGTAGATTTAACGCCTTTTCCACTTGCACCCGTATCACCCTTATCACCTTTTGCTCCCGTCTCGCCCTTGATTTTCGCCCAGCTATAGGCGCTAACATTGGTCGGATCGTTCTGTGTGTAATCTACACATGTTCCAATGTAAGTTCCACTATCTTCGCCGCTGTTTCCGGTAAATGTCTTTCCACCGTCATTCGAATACTTAATGTGCAGATACGACGTTCTTCCGTTTACTCCATTTGTTCCCGGAATACCCTGCGTTCCCTTTTCACCTTGGATGCCTTGGAACCTTGACCACGTATATTTTGCAGGATCTGCTGAATCTGCTGCCGTAAAATCCACATACGTTCCAATATACGTATTGGGTACTTCTGTCATCTGGCTTGCTGTCGGGTTAGATACTGCAGCGTATTTGATGTGGAAGTACGTTGTTGAACCGTTCTTTCCGTCTTTCCCGGGAATGCCCTGCTCTCCTTTTTCTCCCTGTATTCCCTGCAAACCCTGCGTTCCCTGCGGCCCCTGAATCTTCGTCCATTTGTACTTCGTTGGTTCCGTGGAATCAGCCTTGGTATAATCTGTGTACACGCCAATGTACGTTTTTCCTGCCGAATTCGAAACAGAAAATCCTGTCTTCCCGTCTGCGCTATTGGCGTATGCGACATGCAGATACGGCGTTTTTCCGTCTGTTCCCGGCTTGCCCTGGATTCCCTGTGTACCATCTGCGCCTTTGATTTTCGACCAGCTGTATTTTGCCGGATCCGTGCTGTCTGCTGCTGTAAAATCCACATACATTCCGACGTAATCACGAGCCGCATCAGATACGGAAAATCCAACTTTTCCATCGGAACTGTTCGCATAAGCAATATGCGTGTACTGTGTTTTTCCGTCCGCGCCCTTTTCACCCTGAATGCCCTGGTCTCCCTTTTCTCCCTGGATTCCCTGCAATCCCTGCGTTCCCGGATCTCCTTTGTCGCCTTTTGGTCCCTGGAACTTCGTCCACCGGTATTTTGCCGGATTCGTGCTGTCTTCTTTTGCGAAATCCACGTATTGTCCGATATAAGTCTTATCTACGCTGTTCGTTGTAGAAAATCCGGACTTTCCGTCCGCGCTGATTGCATAGGCTATATGCAGGTAGCTGGTCTCACCATTGGTTCCATTTACACCCGGAATTCCGTCCGCTCCATCTTCTCCGTCATCTCCCTGGAACTGTCTCCAAGTATACTTCGTTGGATCCGTACTGTCTTCAAATGTAAAATCCGTATACGTTCCAATATATTTTCCAGTGTCCTTCCTCAGCTGGCTTGCTGCAGGGTTTAAGACGTCCGCGTATCTTACGTGGAAAAAGCTTGTCAGGCCGTCTTTTCCCGGTGCTCCTGCGATTCCCTGATCGCCAGCAACCTTTACCCAACTGTAAATGCCTGGGTCTGTCAACGCAGGCTGTTTTGTCGTCTGGTTATAGGCAATGCCCATATATTTTTTCCCACTTGAGTTAAGTGAAATTCCGCTGCCTGTTTCTGAATCGCCAAAAACAACCCAGGTATAAAACGTCCGGTTCTGTGCCAGTTTTTCGAACTGAGCAGCCAGTTCCACCATTTTATCTGATATACCGCTTGATTTTGCCTTGTAATCTCCAAGCGTAGCGGTATATTCATCGTTCGCAGCTGAAGACTCCAGCTTCATGATACGTGCCGACAAATATAGTTCTCCTGCATCGTCCACGACGTTCACTGTATCACCAATCCGGATTCCATCCGGCAGATACGCAAGTTCAACCTCATAGGATACCGCTGCATCATAGATCTTTTTCAGCTTTGAAACTGCCCGGTTGCAGAGTTCTGACTGACTGGTGGTATCGTAGGAATATGACTGGACAATATGCCCTGTTCCATTTCCCTTTTCAGACAGATACCTGCTCCATTTTGCCACAGCGCTCCTGGAATACAGCGTGCTGCCGGATAAATAGATGTCGCCATCATCGTATTTGTATCCCTTTAAAGTGATTGGCGTCTCGCTTTCCTCCGGATAACCTCCTGTAACGGACAGTGCAGTCGCCAGATCTTCCACAGAACTCTTTACAATGATATTGTTGATCTCCCGATTGATCCGCAGCTCCCTGCCGCTGTCTGTTCCCCGTTTTTTATGTAGATTGATATACTTGTGCCGGATCCGCAGCCGATCGATCTCAAAACTGTACGATACCTCCGCGTCAAACTGTGTGGCAACACTCAGAATTCTCTCCGAAGCTGTTGTTTCCCCCTCCCAGGACAGTTTTCTGTTCAGATTGCTGACCTCGTTCAGTCCTACTTCAAAACCGGAATCGTAGCTGAATTTCTCAACGTAATAGCTCGCCGGGTATGCTTTGTCGGCCGCATAGGCTCCAACCGTTTCATTCAGTAGATCCATTCCTGCGTCTTCTGCATAAATTTCGACTTCCTGTTTAAAAACATTCTCCTCACTGGTAATGATGGTATAGAATTCCTCTTCCTCTCCATTCTTTCGGAGAATGTAATTTCCGACTGCCCCATACCGAGAAGCTTCTTTTCTCGTTTTTTCTGTATAATTCAGTGTAAATTCAAGTGTTGCAACACCAGCTTCTACTTCTTCCGTTTTCAGGTCATCTGAAACTCTCAGCCCTTCCGGAAGATGTGTACTCGCCTGCCCCAGAACATTCATATGTCTGTCCGTAAAATACAAAATCACAGAAACACCTCCCTGTATTTCATCGTAAACTCTGGTTGTGTTGCCCAGTTCGAAGCGATACATTCGATCTGATTCGTCCCAGGTTTCAAGTAGAACCCTTCCCAATCATTTCCAAGTGCTCCAAGATCCTGCCGTGGAAGCCCCTGCAATGTAACATCTCCATTGCTGCAGTCTGCCGTTAAGATCTGGTTTGCCGCAAATTTGTTCGGGATATCTCGCCATTTCTCTACATTGTCGATGCGGATGGAAATCCCACGGAAATAATTTCTCGTGACGAATTGATTCCCTGTATCTCGCGCTCCCCACTGTCCAATGTAAAGCTTTACGCTGCATACTTTTGTATCTTTTAACTCCGGAACTGTGAATTCTTTGTATCCGCCAAACCAGTAGAAACGTATTTTTTCGCCACTCTTTAAAATATCGCTATCACCACGCAAACGATTATATGGATTGGAATCGTCTCTGTAGCATGGTTCAAATGTATATTTCTTTACAACTCGCGGTTTATTTCCACCTACCCACATGCACATAGCTGCTGTGTTTCCGCTCATGTCATTCTTATAGATTTCCTGGCAACAAATCATTTTTCCATTTGTATCGCAAAAAGCAACCGCCTGGCATCCTGTCTGCCCCATCAAACCCGTCTCAAACCAGCTGTTCACGTAACAATATAGATTAGCAGATCCCTTCGTTCCGTTTGAATCCACAATCGGAATTGTTTTCATTGCCCCGTTCCATCCATTTTTATTTGCCGTTGTAGCATATCCACTGCTGGCCAAATACAGCCCCTGCGTCCCGTCATAAACATCCATAACACTCAATTTTCCGGCTGTTTTACTCGTGTCGTGAAGAAAATTATTTCCTGTGTCGTCTGTCCATTTCGTATCTTTTGCCCATATTCTTCTGTCCTTATAGTTTGTTACCATTTCACTTTTTTTGTACGTTTCGCCGTCCGTTTCATCCGGGTCGCCAAACTGAAGGATTTTCTTTGATTCATTCACGAATCCAATCATTCCATTGTCGCTTTTCATTTTCGCCTGGAAGGACGGAAATGCTTTGTACGTGCCATTGTAGGACACGACGAACGTTTTTCCGCCATCCGCAGTTGGTTTGGCTGTAAATTCCTCAACGGAATATTTAAATGGATCTGCGCAGTAAAATTCGAGTTCTGATGCGATGGCGTTCTTACCGGTCGGAACCTCAGAAGACCCCTGCTTTGTTCCAATGAAAAACTTATCCGGTTCATCGGCAAAAATCAGCGTTGCCTGCTCCTCATCCAGCAATGCATTCAGTTTGTTGTACGCATTCCGGAAAGCCCCATTATCTTCCGCAATCAGCTGATATCCTACCACGATCGTCCTTGACGGGTACCGTTTCCTTCTGTACCTCGCACCGTCCAATGCACCGACTTCCAGCTCCGTAAGTTCTGTATTGATAATTTCCCGGCCGGACACATACAGTGTCCGGTATCCGGGAATCACATTTTCCAAATAGTTTCCATTAAACATGAGAGCCTCCGAAGGCAGGTTCTGCCCTGGGTACCGCTCTGTGGTATCTACAAAGTTATACATTAGTTCTCCTGCCTTTCTTTCTGTTCTCCCTTGTCTCCTGTTTCTCAATTTCTTCTCGTGTATACGTTGCAGTCGCTTTTCCAATCTCTCTTCCGTCCAGATTAACCGGTACGTAGATGGTATACTTTCCGCTGCTGCTGTACTGGTAACTGTCGTTCAGATCTTCATAGCCTGTTCTAAGGCTCATCCCGATTTCCGGCACAGGTGCAAGCTCTGGAATTTGTATCAGTTCCATAGTTGCCTGTTTTGCTTCCTGGACATGATCCATAAGCCCGTTGATCCAGCCGATTCCAAAATAACTACCAAGCTTATCCGCAACCCGTGACGGACTGTGAATCTGTGCTTTCGCGCGGATTGCCGCCTCTGCAGTAGCCGCAAGCTGTGCCGCCACTGCTCTTACATAGCCAACCTGACTTGCCATACCGTTAGCGAGACCCATGCCGATGTAAGCACCGCTGTTATAGGCCCCACCTGCCGATGATCGCATGGTAATTACGATTGAATTTGACATTGTTTCTGCTGTAGAAACCGCCCTTGACATTCCAGCTGAAACGCCATTATTAAAATTATTTCCAACCGCATTTCCAGAAGTCTTCGCTTTACTTTCACCTTGGGAAAACTGCTTAATCAATGCACTGATCGCAGATTTCGCCTTGTTTCCCAATGCATCCAGCCCAGAATTCACAACATTCACGCTGGAGCGCATACCTGTAAGCGATTTTTCAGCGCTTTTCGCATTTCCGGCGATTGACTTCATACTGGAATTTACTGATTTCAGAGCAACTACCATAAGACCGGTTCCTGCGGCTCCGGCCACCATTGCCGCTGCAAATACGCCAACTGTTACAGCTGCCGCGCCAGAAGATCCTGCCAAAATCACAAAAACTGCACTGGCCGCAGTACCAGATCCAAGTAATGCCGTCAATCCAGCCGCACTGGCCTTTGCGCCAGCCGCTACAAGTGGAAATGCTGCTCCCATAATCGTCAAACCTGCACCTGCCACCACAAGCGAAGCTCCAAGCACCGCTGCTCCGGCAGCCAATGCAATTACTCCTGCGGCTGCAGCCAGTGCAGTTACGCCGACCAACGCAAGACCAACTCCGAGCACGGTTGCGCCAACTCCTCCAACAGCAGCTCCGGTGCCAAAAACAATCATGCTTGTGCCAAGCTGAGCAATAGCTACCGCTCCCTGGCTTCCATATTGTACAATTGAAGGAAGAACAGCGGACACAACCGCCAATGCCGCGCTGGCAATCAACGCACCTGTTGCTACCAAAACAATAGCGGCTCCAAATGCAATAAAGCCAACTGCTCCCGCTGTTAGTGCTGGTCCAAGAGCAGCCGCTCCAACTGCCAACAAAGCGATTGCCGCAACCATGCCAACCATACATCCAATAGCCAGCGGACCGGCATTTGCAAGATTAATAGCCGCCAAGGATAACAAACTGATTCCGGCTGCTGCAATTAATACCGCAGCGCCAAACGCAACAAATCCAACCGCTCCGGCCGAAAGCGTTGGCGCTACACTCTTGGCCACCAGCATCAAGCCGCCAAGTGCAACCACCATTCCTACCATTACGCCGATAGCCAGCGGACCGGCACTCGCCAACTGAATCGAAGAATATGCCAAAAGTGCCAAACCTGCGCTAATCATTAGCACAGCCGCTCCCAACGCCAGAAGCGCCGGTGCCATCGCTGTTAATTTCTTTGAACCGCCGGACATAGATGAAAACATTTTCGTCATACCAACTGCGAGCCCTACTACCACGCCAATCAAACCGGCAAAAACAGCTATTGCCCCCGGACCAGCATTGGCTACTGCAATTGCCGACTGTGCAAGCAAGTAGAATCCTGCGCTGATCGCCAGCACTCCAACGCCCATCATCATAAAAGCCTTGGCAGACGCTACCATTTTCTTCGAACTACCGCCGCTGGATTTTCCAACCGCCTCCTGGCCTTTTGAAACACCAAATAGCCCAGGTGCGATTTTCCCGAGTCCAGCCTTTGCCAGCCCTCCAACAGCTCCTGTAAATGCGCCAACAAACGGTGCTACAGCCTTAACGATTTTAAAGCCTTTATATGCAATCAAGAGTTTCGGAAGTGCCACCGCTACTTTTGCAATCGCGTCCGAATGTTTTTCCAAAAATCCCGAAACTGCTACAATTCCATCTTTGACCTCTCCCAAAGTGGTAGAGAAATTTTCAATACTTTCTGTGCTACCAAAAGAACCTGAAAGCTTCTTGATATCTCCTATGATCGCCCCAGCCGCATCGCCCAGTGCCGTTCCCGCTTCCAATGCGTCCGTTTTGAAAATATCCCAATATGGTTTTGCTTTCTCAACCATTGATTCTATTTTATCGACAGCCTTTTCGATCCCTTTTCCGCTGGCAAGCTTTTCATCAATTTTTCCAACCGTCTCAGTTGCGATGCCAACCAAACCTCTCATTTTTCCGCCAACCTGGTTGAATGCAGTAATTCCAAGTCCTTCCATAGCAGACTGCAGTTTCACGACATCGTGCTGAAGATTATCCATTTTGATCTCTGCCATTTCTTTGGCTGCACCGTCACTGTTATAAATGGCATTGGTTAACTTGTCAAAATCCTCTGGTGCCGCACTCACGATTGAAAGCAGACCTGACATACCCTCTTTTCCAGCTAACGTAGCAGCGTATTTGGCCTTTAACGCTCCCTCTGCTCCATAAGCCTTTTCCGTTAAATCTGCTAATGCTTCATTATACTTCTTTTCTGTCAGCTCTCCATTGGCATACTTTTCGTCAAGTTTTGCAAGGTTCTCTTGGAACTGATCCATTGGCATTTTGCATTGTCCAAATGCACCGCGCAGATCGGTTACAATGTCCATCAGAGACTTCATCGAGCCATCACCATTCTGCAACGATATGCCCAAATAATCCATTGCGTCACTGATATCATCTGTTGGCTTTGCAAGATTCGTCAGAATAGTTCGAAGGCTACTTCCGGCCATGCTGCTTTTCAATCCTGATGAAGCCATGAGACCGAGAGCGATGGCTGTATCTTCTACACTATAGCCTAACGATCCAGCTACCGGAGCCGCATATTTAAATGATTCACCCAACATGGCAACATTTGTATTGGAATTGGCCGAAGCCGCTGCAAGAACGTCAGCAAAATGTGAAGCGTTAGAAACTTCTTTCGTAAAACCATCTTTAATAATTTTGGTTGTGCCATCTGCTGATAAGCCGAACGCTGTCATCGCATCTGTTACAATGTCAGAAACGCCTGCCAAATCTTCTCCCGACGCTGCGGCTAGATCCATTACACCTTCGATTCCATTTAACATATCCTCAGTTTTCCAGCCGGCCATTGCCATATACTCCATCGCAGAAGCTGTCTCGCTTGCGGTGTACTGCGTGGATTTTCCAAGCTGTTTTGCCTTTTCAGACAGTCTATCAAAGTCGGATCCTGTAGCTCCGGAAATAGCTGCTACAGACGACATAGCATTCTCAAAATTCGCGCCAGCGCTTATTGCACCAGCAGTCAAGCTTTTCAGTCCGCTTCCGATTGCCGAGACTGCCTTGGATCCAATCGCCGCCATAGCACCAAATCCAATTCCACTTGTAAGCGTATTTTTCAGATTATCAGCATAACTGCTACATGATTTCATCATTGACGAGAAGTTTTTATCTTCCGCGCACAAAACCGCTTTTACGCTATAAGATTCTGCCATCTGTTCGCCCTCCTTTCTTTAACAACTTGGATATTCCAACAAAACGCGGATCGCTCTTCTTATGTTTCTTTTCCTTCACATTTTTTAATTCTTTTTCATAGTCGAAGAAATTTCGGAATCTTTTGTATACTGGCACTGTTTTCTTCCCAGATTTTTTCTGCGCCTGGGCAGCAAAATTCAGAAAGGCTTGCCGATGTGCCCTGTATTCGTCGTCTACTATCCGATATCTCAGCGCTTCCATCATAATTTCGTACTGTGCTATCGTCAGACGATCAACCTGCTCAAACGATGTGAATCCCAAATACCGGAAGCAGCTGATTGCAACTTCCCGGTATTGTTCTTCGAAGCTCACCTCTTCATGAGTTATATCGCCTACTTCTTCGCTTTTTCTTCCTCGATCGTCTTCTCGAGATTCTGGACGCATTTCTTCGTAGCATTTGCACTCTTTAAGAAACCCATCGTATCTTCGAAGAGCTGATTGATATCGGTATCCGGATCATCAATATATTCATCCAGAATTTCTGTAGTTGCTCTCGGATTCTGCCCTTTATTCGCTACGAGTAACAGCTCCTCAAGAGACTCTACATCTCCGTCCATGATCCCTGCCACAGCGTATCTCAGGCCAATATTCTTCTTAGCATCTTTTACTCCGTCTACCGGCATAGTTACTTTTTTATTCATTTCTCTCATGAATCCCATGCCAAAATTAAACTGATACACCTGTCCATTGATTGTAAGTTCCATATCATTTTTCTCCTTTACTGTTCAAAAAAGAGGACGATTGCTCGCCCTCTGCATTTTTACGCTCCTGTTTTAGTTGTATCTGTAAATACGTATGCCGCTACTTCCTGCTGTGCGGCTGTCACTGTCACATCGCCTTTCTCGCCGGTTCCGTTTACGCCAAAGGTAAGGGATACTTCTACCATATCCTCGGCATTCGAAGTCTTTTCCAGCTCCGTTACGTACCCCTGGAAATATTTTCCCTTGAATTTATTGCTTCCGCTGGATGCTGGTTCATCCAGATTTGCTTCCCAGATCTCGACCAGTTCATCATTGATCATGGCATCTTCAAGAGAGTCGATCAGTGTGTCGCCCTTGGCAAGAATACTGGTTGCCGTAATCTCAACCTCGGCTGCTCCCGGGGTACGGATCGTGCCATCCTTTGTCTCTGTGGTATCGGCATCTTTGCTTGTCGTTCTGCCGTTCTCTGTCGTAAACGCTAATGCTGTAGCTGCATTTTTAGCCGCATCTTTTTTAAGGCGGTACAGATAAACGATCTTTTTACCACGTACCGCATCTGCGAATAACTGTAAATCAATTGTTTTTCTCATGCTGTTCTCCTAACTGAATAAAAAAGTTACTTCCACGATACCGTGAAGAAGTGGCTGATTGGTGGTTGTGTCCGGCAATATTCTCTGATTCAGGTCCTGCACGGACCACGAAAAGTTGCCGGTATGTTCCAGCTGTCTGCAAATCTGCTTAATCTGCAGAAGCATCTGTGATACTGTGCCGCGCTGCCGCGGATTGTCATGCCAGACGTGAATTGTCTGGCTTGCAGTGCCGAATACAGCCGTTTTATTGGCTCTGTCGGTTAAATCGCTGTCCGCCAGATAGATAAACGGGTATGGCGTACCTTCCGGCGGTAAAAACGTGTCATACACACTGTCTGGATACTGTTTTTTTAATTCCAGAAGCAACGCACTGAATAATTCCTGCTGTGGGTCCATGATGTCACCTCGTAAGCTTTTTCAAATCGGATTTGAACTGTTCTTTCTGAATCGCATAAGAAGGATATACAAACGGCTGCGCTTCCATATATCTCGTACCATGTTCGAGGTATGGGCTATATTCCGTTGTTGGTCCGGCTTCGGCAGTCATTCCTCCATCTTTGATGCTCATCCCGATACTTCTTTTTGTTGTTCCGGTCTGATAACCCTTCTTGAAATTTGCTTTTCTCTGCATTTTTTCTTGCATTTGAGCACCATTTTCCTTTACAACCCGCTTTACATCGCTCATCTGCACGTTTTTCTTCAATTTGACCTGCAGCTTCTCCATTCCTTCCAGCTTGATTTTCGGCATCAAACCACCTCCGATAAAATAAAAGTCTGTTTCACACGTAATTTCCGCGTATAGTCCACTTTGTAGGTCGTGTTTCCAATCCGGATCCTGTCAAACGGCTTCTGATAATGGTTCTGGAGCTGCACTGTCACGCTGCCCTGACGGATCCCACCGTATACGATCTGCATGATTTCCGCCCGCGTATCCATCACAGATGCCATTTTCCGCACCTCTGTTACCTGATCGTCGGCATAGTTTCCAGTCGTTGGATCATACTCACCCGGCAGGACTCGCCGGAAGAAAATTGGCGTATCGTATCTCACAAAAACTTCACCTTTCCCTTCCTTGCCTCCCGCTGGCTGTCCAGATAAGACTGAATATCATCCATGTACCCGGCAAAATCATTTTCAGACCAGGAAAGGCTCTCGCCCTCAACACTGTGAGAGGAGAGCCCTTCTGATCCGATTCGGTTGAATCGAATGACTGAAACATCCAATATGATGTATTCCATTTCTTCCGGCGGCTCCAGACCGCCAAGAAGAAATTTCAACCGCTGTTTCGTGGCATTCAGAATCAGCTGTAGCTGCTGTTCTGTCTTTTTATCTGTGTCTTCCAGTCCAAGAAGCAGTTTCAGATCTTCGAGCATCGACTGCCTCCTACTTCTCTGGTTCTTTTACCAGTTCGATCACCGGGGTTCCACGCAGGTTTTTATCCGAAGCAAGCTCTTCCAGACGCTCTTTCGATACCTTGATTCCCTCGCGTGGGAAAACATCACCCTCTCGGTACTCATGGTCATCGTCATGAAGATCCGTAAAGTATTCAATCACCCTGTACATAGGTTCCTCCTTCTCAGCTCTTCACAGCTACTGTTACATCGCCGGAACGAACTGCTTTATAGTTCTGATCACACTCAACCAGCGTGATGTGATGGGTTGCTGTAGATGCGATTTCGGATTCTCCATCCCATTTGCTCCAGTTTTTCACGTCATCGCCGTATTTCACGGTAGTCGCGGATGCCGCATCTTTGTACTTCCAGCAGTTTTTCATAGACATCAGCTGCTCTTTTACGGAGATTTTTGTTTTTCCTGTTTCAGATCCTTCTGCCGCCGTTACGGTCAGTTTTCCAAGAGTCTGTGTATCCGCGCCACCAACGGAGATGTAGGCGATGGCATCCAGGTACTCACAGAATAAGCGCAGACCCATAATAGCGTACAGATCCGAAATTGCTCTCTCGTAGGTACCCTGTGCATGGAAACCGATAAAATGAGTAGTCGGGTCCGTTGTATAGCTGAGGCCAGCTTTTACGAACTCAGAGTCGCCCGGATCGATGTAATATCCGATGATGTTGTTGAGTGGAGTAGCAATGACGACGTTTTCCGGGATTTCAGAGCTTACGAAGACAACATCAGCGCCAAGGAATTTCTTCATATACTCAAAGCCGAACGCTGTCTGCAGGGAGATATCCGCGGCACCGACATATTTATACACATCCAGTGTATTTACCCATACTGCTACGCCGGTAGCCGTTCTTCTCATCTTTTTGAACTTATCTTTAACCTTTCCGATTGCCATAGCAACCGCCATCTGCCAAGTGCTTTCATGGCCAGTCAGAGAACCTGCTTTCAGCTGTGCGTACAGCTTATCCATGACAACGTTCTGCAGATCGGTTTTGAACTCTTCGTCGGTATCCTGTACTGCGGCATCATATCCCTTTTCCGCGATTGCCTCCAGGGTTACTCCCTTACGATACTTGCTGATTTTAATAGTATCAAACGGAATTTCTTCCACAGCGTACTGGGAGTACGGGATCTCTTCGCCCTCTGCGACCTCACCGGACTGCAGGTTTCCTGTCACCTTTTTTGTATTTAAAACGGTGTTGTTATCTTTCTTGATCATTCGGATAATGCCCAGGACGTCAAGCAGCGCCTGAATGTTTTTGCCGAAAGAGGTAACGAAATCAATCTCACGGGCTTTTACCTGGATCTGTTCCTGACCTGTCATGTTATCCGGTGCTGCAAATACCTGCAGCCCTAATTTCTCAATTTTATGCATGCTGTTTTCCTCCTACTGAAATAATGCAATATTTTCCGCAATCAGCCGCTGCCGTTCGATCGGGTTGCTGACTGCAAGAATCTGTTCTTTTGTCACAGCACCTTTCCCGCCGGATCCGCCCTTTGGTGCATTTCCCTTCAGGGCATCTTTTACGGCAGCCTGCACTGCGTCCTTGTACATCTTTCCGAAAGCTTCAACTGCCGCTTTTGTATCTTCAGCGCTTTCCGATACCAGATGTGCCAGAAGTTCATCCGGAATGCTGATTTCTTCATCTGACAGCATCTTTCTGGCTGTTTTTGACATCTCAGAAATCGAATTCTGCCGTTTCAGATCCGCCAGCTCTTTCTCCAGCTTTCGAGTCTTGTACTCTGCTTTCTCTTCTTTAGTCATCTTTGCAAGCTTTTCCGCCTCTGAAAGCTTGTCATCAGTCAGTGCCTGCCACTTTTCCTGCGCTTTGGTCACTGCTGTATTTACCGCCTTCTGGACCCTGCGGTCGAACTCTGCTCGATTCTCTGCCTGCCCAAGAAAATCATCAAATGACATCTCATTGCCGCTATCTCCAGAACCTGCTCCGGCTCCGTCCTCGTTTCCGTTTCCGGCTCCGCTGCCGTCTCCTTCACCTTCTGCAAATAACTGCAGGTTGTTCATTGGAATTCTCCAACGCATGTTTCTGTACTTCATTTCTTTTCCCTTTCTGCCCCGTCCCGTTCCATGCAGGCCCGTGCCGTTGCTCCTGGTGTTGTAGTTTAACGACATCCCGGTCACACCTGTTACACAATCCGGACACAGTCCGGGTATTCGTCAGCGATCATACAGATGCCAACAAAAAAGGAATCCACCAGAGTTTTTGCTTTCTCTGATAAATTCCCGTATTTGATATCTGCCCATCCGGGTGATATGCTGTATTCTATTTTATCCTCTGTCAGATCCTCGATCGACCGGATCAGTGTCTGCACCAGTGCCGTTGCGCCGGCGCAAACGATATCCTGCCCCGCTACTGCATAATTTGCATGGCCGAATAATGTAATCTCATCCGGACGGATTTTTACTTCAATCATGGTTGCCCTTTCAGTCTTTGTGTGTTACTGTCGCTCCCCACTCTGGCAGAAAATTGATTTCATAATGGTATTTATCTACATCTGCTCCGGAAACATCTTCGACAACATACATGGTATAGTCATTTAGATATACCAGATCTTTCTTGTATTTGCCCTCTTCTGTCTCGATAATGACCTCAAGTTCGTTATCCGTATTATTTTTCAGGGCAAATGTTCCTGTCAATTCCAGCAGGATCGTGTCCGTCCGTGCATTCACTACTGTGAGTTTCCGCGTTACATTGAAGTTGTCAGCCTCCTGCGAAATGTTGTTGCTGACCTGATTCACTTCTGCGCAGCCGGTAAAGGCCATACACAAAAGCAATGCCATCAGCAACACTGCCATCATTTTCTTTTTCATGTTCTTCATTCCTCCACAAATACCCAGTCCTCTGCCAGCATATCAGCCTGAGACGCAAGCCATCCCATCTGCACACCAGAAGTTCCGCAAAATGCAATAGCCGCATTTCCGATAGCATCATGTTCACAGTTCACAACATCTCCTTCGGCTGTTTTGTAAGAAATTTCAGTTGCCAGCTGAATGTACTGATTCTTACCATTCCAGCCCTTGCGTTTCACTTTCATGCCACGTTTCAGATACTTGATTGCTTCACCGAACGAAAAGGTTGCTTCGCCGCCAAGAACCGGACAGTTTTTCTCATCTGCTACAATCCATTCATCAGAAAGCAGATTCATAGTTGTGTATTCCACTCTTTGTGTCTCGCGAATGTCAAGCAATTCTCCCTGATCGCCGTCCTGCGGTCTGCACTGAATCATAATTGTTTCTTTCTCCGGATCCCAGTACCAATGGCCACCCCATGACGGTAATTTTACTTTTGCTCCTTGTTTCATCATTTTAAATGCTTCTGTAAATTTCATTGCTCTTCCTCTCCTTACATCTCAAAACACTTGTTTTCAAATTTTTTATAGGCATCCAGATATAACTCATGTTTATCTCCGTTGTACGTCAGTTCATAGTACATTCCATCTGGAACCGTAGTACTGAGTAAAGCTTTGTTATTCTGTAAAGTTTTACAACTCCATACAACATATACATCATTTACGCTAATCTGCTTCTGATCCGTTTTGTCCATATGTGCATTGGTATACTCGGCAACCTTTGCTTTACATAAACTTAAAAATTCTTCATTTCCCATATTGTTTTCCCTCTCTTTCTTAAAAATGAGTACAAAAATACCACCGGCCGCTCGACTGGTGGTAACTATGAAATAATCGCGCCAAGTAATGCAGACAATATCACGTTGAATGTTTCAGCACAATATTCTTTTGCTTTCTGCATGCGGCTGTTTTCTTCCAGGAACTGTACGCCCTCAAACGTAATCTCAAATGGTCTGTCTGTTTGGAGCATTGGCGCGTCTTTTGTTTTGTCAACGACCACAAATCCTGTAATATATCCCTTCCTTACAAGTGTTGCAATGATCTTGCACCAATAGCTTTGCGGAATATCAAATAATTTTGAATTCCACGCGAACTGTTCGAGTTCTGGTTCTACACCGAGTTTCATGCATTCGTACAGATATCTCAGTATTTTATACATGATTACTTCCATGTCATTCTTTGCCATTATCGTTTTTTACTCCTTAAACAGTTTTATACGAACGGAACCATCTCTTTTACGTCCTTCAATGTCCTTTTTGCCTTTTCGATCAATGAATTCTCAAACAGATATGAAATACCTTTGGGCGTGATAATAGCATCCGGCAGATCGCCTAAAAGAACGCCATCTTTCGTATGATTAACAGCAATGCCTTTTACATATTCTTCTGTAATCAGGCTTAAAATGATATACTGCCAATAATTCTCAGGAATATTATAAGCTGATGCTGTAAGGTAACACGCTTCTGGTTTTTCACCCTTTTTCAAGCATTCATACAGATATTTCAGTACCTGGTATACAATCACGAAATAATCATTCTGAGCCATTTGTCCTGTCTCCTTATCATCAGTTGATAATTAACTGATTCTTGCAAGAATCACAGTAAAAAGTATTGGTTTTTTCACGGTCGCCAACAGGAATCATGACTCCTGTTTTACATTTTTTGCACAAAACTTTTTCGCCTTTTCTCAAGAGCTTTACTCTCTCATGAGGCGGAATATTCAGAGTATTCGTCATAAACAATCACTCCCATTTCAGATTCGGATATTTATCATTTATATGATTAATTATATCCTGGAGCACTTTCTCTGTCAATTCAATGTTTTGATGCCTGTACTCGTTCACATAGCATTGCAGTTCTTGACTTTTGGTATTTGGCTTGTTGATTTTGGCATGCGTGGCCTCGTGAATCACCGTAATAGCCGTTTCGCGAACCGTTTTAGTATTATCAGCATAAATGTTGATTTCTCCATCTTCGAAAAGTCCGTCCAGTCCTTCATCAACATCAACTCCGTACCATACCTTTATTTGAATATCATTTTCCTGAAGATATTCCAACATTTCCGTTCCGATGCTGGACTTTTTCATTTCTTTCATGATATTTCGAGGTTTGATAACGTCTCGCCCCTTTGATCTGCCATCCAATGTTTGGAATATTCCTTCGTTGTCTTTATATCTTGCCTTTCTGTTTTTCGATGCTTCCCATTCTTCTGTGGTACCACCCTGCTCCAGAAAGTCCAACCATTTCTCATATTCTGCACTGTCTTCATAGGCTGCCGTGGAGCAGTGGCACCGTGGATGCATCGGCGGCGCGTTCGTTCCCGGCATCATATCCTGCACCTTGAAATGCTTACCATCCAACGCCTGGCACCGTTCGCAGACATCTGCATTCCCGCAGGCAACGTATGTATACTCCTCGAATCCATTTCGAATATAGGACTGCTTCTGCGCTTCTGTCTGGACTCTGGCAAGCTCCGTGACCATGAGCCGCTCTGCATCCTCCCGGCTTGCACCGAAGCGTTTCTGCAGGTGCACCGCAAGCTCCCGCGGGTTCTTGCCCTGGATTAGCCCTGTTTTCAGCAGCTTGTCCAGCTCTGCTTTCAGCATATCCTGATACATCCAGATTCGATCGGAATAAGTGGCGTTATGGAATGACGCATCGACAATTGCCCGCGCCATTTTCCCATTTTCCTGCACGGAATTGCCAAGAATACCCGCCTGTCTGCGAAACTCTTCTATTGTCTGCTGTGTCAGCGTCCGATCGAAATATTTCTGCAGTTCATCGAATCCGGATACCATTTCCAGCCCAATATTGGCTTTCAGCAGTTCCAGACGGTTGATCTTCATGGTTGCATTGTACAGCCGCATCTCTTCATTCGCCTGGTCGGAAAAATCTTTTTCTTTGACGTATTTCGCCGCTTTCCTGCCATACTCTTCGATATCGAGCTTGGAAACCCTTCTCTTTGCTTCTGCCAGCGAAATCTTCTCAGCATTGGCGTATTTTGCGTAAAATCCATCAATTTCCTTCTGAATCTGATCCGCCATATACGCATAGGTCTTCCGGATCTCTTCTGCATAGGTCTGCTCAGACATCTTATTCTTCTTGGCATGTTCCGTCTCACGTTTCTGCCAGTATTCCTTACTCGTCATCCTGTCCACCGCCGCCAAACATCTGCTTCATCACTGGATCCGCTCTCACCTTATCCTGGTCTGCATCGATTTTCTCGATTTCATTCTGCACATTATCCACGATTGACAGCACGCCGAGCTGTGTTTCCTGGCTGACAACGCCTTCCAGATTCTTCGCGATCTCTGCCTCTTCCTGCAGGTTTGCCGGGAAGTTCGGCGTAAAATGTGGATGGATCTTCACCCAGTCATCTTTTTTCATTCCTGAGACCGGATTTGAGAAAATCAGACGATACCTCCGGTTCATTCCACTGGTAAATTTCCGCTCTTTCGTTTTTTCCAAGTTACTCATTGCCTGCAGCTTATATTTCATGGCGATGCCGGAACTGGTGCCAAAATTCTCATCCGAGATATTGGCCACCATGCTGATATGGAAAATGAGCTTTTCCAGGCGATCGATCAGATGCTCCTGCGTGGTATCACCATCCGGTTTCTGAAGAAATTCGACAATCAACCGTTCGGTGTCCCCGTCGAAATTAATGATTCTGTCATCCCGGATATGCGCCACATCGTCTTCTTCCAGCTTGGAACCAAGAACCTTGAGATAGGCATCCGCGAAATAGTCAACATCATTGGCTTTCTCGCTGATCGCCTTGTTGTATGCATTAATCATCGTAAGGACCGGCTCGAAGATTCCCATACGCTCCTTGTTTTCTACGTACTCCGATGCCGGAACGCCGTCGAAGCCGTGTATCTTCTCGTCTGCATCCCAGAGCAATTTTCCTTTGATTGTAAACCAGCGTACCTTCGTCTCGTCCGATACGCTTCCATGAAGGATCTGATTCGAATCGTAATACAGCCGCACGAAATATCGTTCCCTTTCCAGCACGGAATCATCGTAGATCATGAATGCATCCAGCGGGCTCAGGTATGTAATACCGATATTCCCATTCTCATCCACATAATACATTTCATAACCCTTGCCAAAGATACTGCAGATTTTGGACAGTTCAGCATTGTTATCGTCCTGATCGTTGTACTGATCCAGGAACTCAACATATTTCTCAACCGCTTCGTTTCCACCATCAACCAGTAGCTTAATTGGATGCCCGATGAAGAAACCATTCATCGTATCCACGATATATTTTGCAAAATTGACCATGATTCGGTTGTCCGGCTTCCACTTGGGCTTTAACGGCTCATGCAGGATCGGGTAATCCGTCTCGTAGGCCTCCTGCAGCCTGCCGTATCTAAATGCGCACTCTCCGGAATGCCGCATGATAAATTCGTTCAATTTGGCATCTGTCAGCGTCTCTTCCGACGGCAGCCTATACAAATTCGTTCGCACTTCTATATCCCTCCTTTCACCTTTCTGTTCAGCCGTGGTTTCGCCTTGCGTTCTTCCTCAATGGAGTACCGAAGCATCGCCATGGCATCATCAAAAAATGGAACTGGCTCTTCGAGATAAGTGTTGGTACGCTCATCCTTCTTCCACTTCCATTGCTGAATTTCTTTTATTGTATTGACGCAGGACGGGTAAATATGGATTCTGTGCTGTTTCAGGTAATCTATCTGGGCATGCACGCTGTTCGGCTCCTTCTGCACGCCTTTTGCGCGGTATCCCGCCTTCTGCCACATCTTGATACGGTCCGGCTCCGCAGAATCGCACCACATGCGCAGGCGCTTGTTGAACTGCCCCTCCGCCAGCCGGATGATCTCGTCCGTGTCCATCTCATACACGTACAGTTCCCGGCATAGATACAGATCACCATCCTTAAAGCCAACCTCACCGATGCAATTGGCGTGATTGAATCCGAAATCCTGTGCATTGACCATGTAATCGAATCGTTCCGGTGAACAGTCAAATTCTTCGACAACATAGTTTTTGAGGATCAGTCCGGCGACCTCGCCCCATTCCCCCAGGCCATACACCCGATACCCCTCTGGATCCACTTCCTTACGCCGCATCATACGTCTTCGGTAGGCATCATCGATAAAGCGGTTCTGCTCGTAGGTTGACTGATGTGTCAGAACATCCGGATCTGACCGGTCAAAGAACACACGCTTAATCCAGTGATACGCCGATACCGGGTTGAACGTCATCCGGATTTGATAGAACTGTCCATCCGGCAGTTCACCACGGAGACGGTCATCAATGATCTCGAAGTCCGCCTGCGTAATTTCCGTGGCTTCTTCAATCCACACATCGGTCAACTTTCCACGCTTGAAAGTAATGGATTTCAGCTTTTCACGCTGTTTCTCATCATTGACTCCACGGAAAATGATCTGATTCCGGTTGATCTTACACTCCATAATCATGTTGGAGCTGTTGATGTGCCAATATCTCTTATACTGCTCCCCAAACATACGAAAAATAGCACCCTGCAATTCTGCAAAAGTGCTATCCCTGTTTGTCACGTCCGCCTTTCGAACGCATAGAAGATTTCTTCCCGGATCCTGCATCAGCCGCAGGATATAATTCTGCGCCGTATCAACACTCTTTCCTGATCCAGCAGAGCCTTTCATAACGATATATCTTTTCCGGGAACGGTCAACTTCTTTGAAGCCCGGATTCATCTGGACGTTTATATTCATCCGGAATCGTCCTCCCCGTAGTCAATCGTGATGTTGAGATCCATATCAACTTGTTGTTCCATTTTTTCTATTGGATTAAATCCCGCCCTATCCATTATGTCTTTGGCAGCTAGATGAGCCACCATATCATTGTTTGAGTCCAGTAAGGACATTTGTTTTCTAAAGGCTTTTGGTGCTGCATATTGCAAAGACTTGCGCATCATGTTTTTATATTCTTCTTGAAATTCAACATCATTTTTCTTCCAATCACATATTGTTTTTTGTGTTATGTTAATTGCCTCTGCAATTTTTTTATCCGTCATATCGCCTTTTATCATTAATTCCAAGCACCTTATCTGTTTGGGCCTTAGCATTATGCACACCTCCCTTCTTTAACCTTTTTTCACCCTACTCGCTTTCATTAAATTATATAATCAGCGCATCCCGCAGTACCTACAAATCAAGTAGCAGCAAGCCTTCCGGCATCAGCCAATATTCATATTTTCCTTTCGTCATCCAGCTCACCACCTCTCATTCGTTTCGTTTTTGAAATGTCTATTAATTCTCTTTTAGGTTTTCATTTATTTCTTCTATATCTTGCTCAATTTCGAATATTAATCTATTCATTCTACTTATCAAGGCTGCAAAAACGCAGCAGAAAAAGATCATTATTATGGGCATAAATTTTTCCATCTGCGATTCACTTGATAATGCCCATAATGCCAATTGAACTGGCAGAAATATTGTTATAAAAATTTCCTTTGTTGATTCTATTTTCGCTTTTCTCTCCTTGAAGCTTTTACGAATTGCAATTAATTCATTATGTTTATTATCCAAGTTAATACACCCTCCTTTTTCTCATCATACTACAAAACGTCCTGCATTTCTACAGGACGTTTTAGAAGAAGTATATGGTGGATGATCTCCAGTCAATGGAGAGTTGGAACGGCAGGACTCGAACCTGCGCCTCGTGCCGGCGTCTCTGCGCTCTCCTTGAGCTACGTTCCAATAGGTGCATGGTACCAATCTGCACCGTGCATCATTCGGGCTTTTTCCACGGGCTGATGCCTGCCAAATCAACGGCCAGGCTGTGACACCTGGCCGCCGCTCGCCGCTCAAAATACATTCACAAGGAGGTAAAGAAAAGATGAAACCCTTCATGCCGTTCTTCCATGATACACTATAACATTTTGAAAACGGACATTGTGGACATTTCGGACAAACTTTAATTTTTTTCCATAAATCTGTCGAATTCCTTCCGAATTCCCTCTGCAGAGGCTTTTCTTCCGAGCTTTGCCGCCACCTGGCTCCAGCTCATATCCTCGAAGACTCTGTACTTGATGATCCGCTGCATCCTCTGTGGAATGTGGTTCATCCACTGCTCCACCTCCACTTTCAGCCGCTGGGCGTTCTCCCGGCGCTCTTCCAGGATCTTCTCCTCGTGCCGCAGGCGGGCATCCTCTTCATACGTGAACGCCGTCCCAGCGATCTTAAAGTGCTGCGGATTGTACGGAAATTCCGGATTGCTCCCGGATACGTTCGTCTGCACAATAGTCTGACGCTTCTTCTTCAGCCGTCTAATGTCCTTTTCCGTCTCTTTGATCAGCTCGCATGCGTCTATGTACTGCTCCAGAACCTTTTTCTCCACTGGTATCACCTCCCCACTTGTGTTCTCTTCCGGTTGTCCGGTCTCTCATTTTGATCTCGACCAATTCCAGGTGCGACACGTTCAAAACCTCCCGTACAACCTTGACCACACTCCAGATCTGTCTCGGCAGGTGGGTAGCGTTTCGAATTGCCCTGTCCGCTGTCGGATCACGATATCCTTCACCATTCATTGTTTTTCACCTCATCCAAATTCCAGCTGTCCGTCATCGACGAATTTTGTTTTTTTTAAGCTTAACTTATCCCCCTGCTGTTTTAACCGATCGACACGTGCCTGCTGTTTCAGGTTTGCCATGTAATTATCATCAACTTCCGGTGGAATTTTCAAAAAATATTCTTCCGGAAGTGACATTCCAGCTTTTTCACATAACTCTGCAATATCTCTCTTGTAAGAAATAATATGATTTCTCGTCAGATTCATATTGCAGCCATCCGGATAGAACGGATCATTGCAACCGTTTTCGTTGATATAGTTCCAAATAGCACGTTCGCGGATTATCAGTCTGCAAAGTAATTTTAACTGCTGTTCTGGTGTATTCTCTTTCATGGTGTTACCTCCAGAAAATCCTCCAAACTCATCTGCACTGCCGGAATGTCCTCCCACTCCACACCGATATAATCCAGGACTCTTCCCCAGCCATATTTCTCGCCTGTGTTCGGGTCTGTGCAACAGCGATACATCCAAAATTCCCATTCTTTCAGGTTGCGCTCCCGGAGCTTGTCAAACCGGTGCGGCCGCTGCTCCAGATGAATTCCAAAACCGCACATGCTACAGCCGGTTCTCTGTGCTCCTGTTGTGTATAATTCTCCATTCTGCCGCTTCGCTATCGTTCCATAGATTTCCGGCACGATGGATTCCAGCGGAACATATTCTTTCGGACTTCCGTCCCTATTCCGGCCGTATGGCTGCGCATGATACAGCTTCTCGAACAGCGCCAGATGCTCATGGTACCAGCGGTTCATATCCAGCGCCAACTGCAGAATATCCTGCCGCATGAAGATCGCAAAGGGAGCAGATCGTGTCACCGTCTTGCCGTAATAATTGCAGCCATGATCGATCAACGCCTCTTCACGCTGTCCCCCTTCACTTGCCATGATTCCAAGGTAAGGACTGCTGTTATGGTTCTTCGCCCAGTCGTCGCAAGGTTTCTCTTTTAGCCAGTAACAACACTCATTCGAAATTTTAATGTCCGGCTCAGGCTTGCCATAGTTGACACCCTCGTTCTCGTTTTCATAACCACCAAACAATCTCAGCCATTTCTGCGGCAACTGCATGCGGCTGTTCTTGGCATAATGCCCCTGTGCACCGCATTCGCCGGTGATAATCGCATGCCGCACCGTTTTATTGTTTTCTGTCGGGTTCTGTAGCGTATTGATCCGCCCGGCGATCTTCTTGCTAATAACCGGAAATCCAATCTCATTCAAGATCGTGACCTTGCTCTTATACGATTTTACAATCTCAAGTCCCAGCGCTCTATGTACCTTCTGGATACTCTGATCCTCAATACCTGACACCGTAATGCCTGTAACATGGATGCCGATGCTATGCAGCCAGATATACAGCGTAATGCTGTCCAATCCGCCGACGCTCACATGGCAGCTCTTATCCTGGCTTTCCATCTCCGTCCAGAACTCCCATGCTCTTCTGGCCTGACGACGAACTTTCACTTCATACGGCAGATTCTGCTTTGCCGTGAAGATTGCTCTCTGTACCTTTTTCTGTTTTTTCCATTCTTCCGTGCTTAATTCTCCCATTATTTCAAGAAGCCCGGTATACCCTTACCCCGGCCGGAGGCTGGCTCCTTTCTGTTTGTTCTACACTGTCATTTTAGCTCCGCACTTCGGGCAGAACTTCCATTTTGCTTTGATATATTCTGTACTGGATCTTCCTGTTTCAACGGCATCATAACTCTCAACCTGAAAGCCACAACCAGAGCATTCAGCATGGATATAGTCGTTGTGCTCTTCTCTACTTTTCCACTTTGCTTTTTTCATTCTTCCCATGATTCCTGCTCCATTCCGTAAGATATTCTTCCTGCTCCCGGTCCTCTTCCGGATCCTTCGGACGCTCTGGCCGGTTCAGTAACCAGGCAAACAGGCCAACCAACGCACCGCAGAACACAACAATTCCAATCACTGCCATCTTCTCGCCCTTTCCAATAATTCAATTCTTGTTTCGTCCCAGTCATCCAGAAGATACTGGGGAAAATCCAGCTTTTTATGCCGTTCAAGTTCCCGATCAGCCCGTAGAAGACCGTTCTCTTCCACGATTCTGCGAATGACGGCGTGCCCGACTCCGAACTTTTCCCGCACCGCCTTCTGCGTCATCCCCGCTTTCAGCAGTGCCAGGATCTGCCTTTCTACCTTTTCCGGCGTTTTCTGCATCTTCTCTTCCTTCCCACCGCAGGCACTTGCGGCACCGTGTTTTGGTGCTCACCAGCGTGCCACGGATCATATTTGCCCGCGGGCAGCCGGTGCCTACATACACCGCTGTTCTGCCCACGCTGAGCACATGTTTACAGGTTTCATACTTCTCCATGCTACGCATCCTCCCTGGTTCCGATCTGCATCTGCTTTCTCTGGATATCGCCGATCAGGTTTTTCAATGCTTCCGGCATCTGCGCTTCCTGCCGTCTCCGCTCCGCCAGCTGCTCGTAGATCATGCGGAAGTTTGCGCGGTCTGCGGAGATGTTCTCCGACATACAGATCTGCTTGAAGCCGAGCCGTTCCACGCACTGCCTTGTGATCGGATCGAAGCTCTCCATTGCGTCCTCAGCTCTGTATAAGCCGTATTTTCGAATTGCTTTCAACACCTGCTCCCATCCTTCACCCCAGTCGAGAACTTCGCCGGAAGCAACCCCTGCGGCCGTCTCACGGATATCTGCGATGGATGGAGACCACTTATTTGTGGCAACCCACTGATTCAGCGCCGCCTCTGCCGTGCGGTATGGGATATCCTGGAGCTGCTGGTACCACAGTTCCATCGCCTGGGTATTCGGGAGCAGGTTCTCCCGGGGATAATAGGTCTTCAGCGCCATTGTGAACAGGGAAAATTCCTGCTTATTCATCCTTATCACCATCTTCCTTGGCGGCCCATTCGGTCGCCATATTGTAAAAATCATCTAACTGCTTCGCTGTATTGTTTCCTGACGGATGCTTGGCTGTATGCTTGTTCCACGGTCCGTCATCATAGTTTCCGTCGATTACCTTAGCCATATTGGCATCCTTGATCATCCAATCGAAGTTGGCTGACCAGTTCCGGTTATTCGCCCCTTTCAGGAACGAGGATGCCTCCGCCTTTTCGAACAGCATCCGGAAGTCATCCATGCTGTACATTTTCAGCCGTGCCCGGATCGCTCGTTTTCTGGCTTCGGAAAGAGAAATAACCTTGGGATAAGAAACGCAGATGGACCGGTAAAGGTCCACAACCTGCTCGCAGGTTACTTTCTCTTTACTCTCTTTATTCTTATCTTTATCTTCTTCTTTATCTTTCTCTTTATCTAGGCTGTTAACGTTGGATTCATGTAAATATTTATGTAAATGTTTACGTGAATCTTCACATGAACTTTCCTCTGTATTTTCTTCCTGCTCACCAGTCAGCAGAAGCTTCTGTTTTCTGCGGTAGTCCCGCTGGTATTCTCTCTGATACTTCTTCCGGGCCTCCAGCTGCTCCAGGTTCTGATGCTTTCCCCAGTTCGGGATGGTAATCACGCCGTCCAGAATCTCAATCATGCCAAACTGCTCGAAGGTCTTAAGTGCCAGCTGCACCGTAGACTCCTTCCGACGGAAGATGGTTGCCAGCATTTTGTCCGTGTAGGCGATTTTATCACTCAGCAGGAACACACCGCTGTTATTCATCTTCCCGGCAAGGCACAGGAGCTTAAACCAGATCACAATAATCGAGTCCGCCTCCGGCAGGCTCTCAATCAACAGAATCTTCTCATCGTCGAAGATATCTGTCGTGATCTTAATCCATTTGATATCCGCCATGTTACTCTCCCCCCTAAATCTCCCTGATTCGTATTCCATACACGGAAAGCATCAGCTTCCGTTTGATGATATAATCTTTCGTCCGGAATCCCTTGGTGTCTTCTACGATCGTAAGGGTATCCCCGTCCGGCAGAATCGTCTTGTATACAAAATCCGCTATGTAGGCACATTCCCGCTCGACGCATCTTCCACGCCCCTTTCTGGTTGTGCTTTCCGGATGCTCATACTGCGCCGGGATCAGCACATATTTGACCTGCCGCCGGATATCCTTTATTTCTCCTGCTTTTTCGAGGAGCAGAAGCTCCTGATACCGCGCCGCCTCCCGCTTGGAGTCGAACACGATACCATTCACTTCCACTTTTCGGCTTCCATATTTATTCCCGGCATATCTTTTCCACACCATTTCGCACCTGCTTTCTAGTTAAACGGCAGCTCTTCGTCGATGCCATCCGGGAGGCTCATAAAGCCATCCGGGTCCGCCGTCTGCGGTGCCGCTCCGCCGTTTCCAGCACTGGCACTCTTACTTTCTGCAAACTCCTGCTCCTCAACCACTACATCCGTTGTATAGACCTTCTGACCTTCCCGATTGGTATAGCTGCCGGTCTGAATCCGGCCGGTAATTGCGATCTTCGTACCCTGGCGCAGGTATTTCTCTGCAAATTCTGCCGCTTTTCCGAATGCAACACAGCTGATGAAGTCTGCGGTTGCATCGCCGTCTCTGTGAAACCTCCGATCAACAGCCAAACGATACCGTGCAATGGCGGTCTGGTTCTGATTCTGTGCGTATCTTACTTCCGGATCCGCGCACAGCCGGCCCATCAAAATTACTTTATTCATGCTCTATCCTCTCTATTTGCCCCGCACAGCCATTTTCCGGCCGCGCGGGTACCTTTTTTCTTAAGATGCTATTCCGTGGCGTTTAAAACGCCTGTTACATACCTGGCACCGCGCCAGGATAATCCGTGATATCCATCTGTCCCGGAAGATTTTCTTCCTGTGGTGGTACATTCTGTGTAGCCCGGCGGTTCGGCGTCTTCTGCAGGCGGCGCATCGCTTTGTTGTACTGCTCCACGGTCAGATCACTGATTTTTCCGACCTTGAATGTATCGTTGATCTGCACCTCCTGCACGCCGGTTCTTGCCAACTCTCCTTGCAGTCTCCGCAGCATCTCACCGTTGATTCTGCTGGTTCGCATATCCGCCGCAGGTGGTGTTGCTCCCTGCTGGGTCTGCGGCGGGTTTCCGGCTATCTGCAGACCATTTACCGTCTCCGCATCCGGATCTGCCATATCAGACGTTGGGATGCAGAATACCTGGAAGCACGCATATTTGTATGCAATCGCCATGGCCTTGTTGGTAGCCTTGTCCCCTGTATCCAATGCTTCTCCCACGAGTGTAGACTCAATGGAAGATCCGTCCTCTGCATAGAACGTAAACTTGATTGTGCAGGTAACATGATGCATCAGCGTTCCTTTTGCCGTCTGCAGTTTCTCTACCTCCCGTTCCAGAATATCCGGCACGATGACCACCTTATTTTTCGCCAGCGCCGGATGCAGGGCATTATACACATCATCGATGCTGCGGAACTTAAATCCCTGCTGTTTATTCATCTTATCTTTTCCAACCGCGCCAACATCCGCAATCACACCGGCAATCGAGCGATAGATCATCGGATATTCCTTTTTCTCTGTTTCTGCCATTATGCCTGTCTCCTTTCGAAATAGATGCCGAGGCTGTTCAATGCCATTTCCGCCTGCTCCAGTTCATCCGGTGTAGCAATAATCTTATACCACATCGTAACTGTCTGCGGCTGTGGGAACGGAAGATCATCGCCGTCCTCTGCATCATCGAGGGAAAACGGTACTTCCGGCTCTGGTGTTTCCATTGCCGCAGCTTTCAACGCTTCTTCCGCCTTTTTCCGTTCTTCCTCTCTGGCCTTGGCGATTTCTTCGAGTTTCCGGCGCTCTTCCTCACGCGCTCTCTCGATCTCAGCCTGTCGGCGCTGCTCCTCTTCCTGCTGATAGCGGATGCGTTCTGCTTCCAATGCACGTTTTTTGTTGTCCTCGTATGTATTGACTTTTGTCAGCGCCGCCGCAAGATCACGACCCTTTTTGTAGAGCAGCAGCGCATCGTCCATAACATCCGACTGCGTATTGCAGATGATTGCCACCTCAGAAGCAACCTTTTCAATCATTGCCAGAAGCTCTTTTTCGATCTGCTTCATGCTGGTGGTTGCATTGTCCCACTGTTTTACGTAGATCTCTTTGAGCGGCAGGTACTCCGCCCAATCACCGGCGCATTCTGCATACAGCGTTTCAACCTCTTTATGGCGCTTGCGGATGCGTTCTGCTTCCATCTCTTTCAGCTGACCATCGATCAGGCAGATCGGCTCGTCGATGATTTCCAGCAGCTCTTTCACCTTCTCCTCGAAGTCATTGTACGGTACCAGGCACTGCGCCTTGACCTCTTTCCGGCGCTTCTCAATCTCGTCTCTGGTCTTTCGGAGAGACGCAAGCTCCGCCTTGGCGACGCTCTTGGACTCCTCCGTAAACACCGCGCCCTGGTACTCCGCCATCTTTGCAGACAACTGTGCTTTCACATCCTCAAAGTTACACCGGATCACCGCCGGTTCCTGACTGATCTTAATCTGCAGTTCCTTCATTCTCTTTCTCCTCCTATTTCTTCCATGGCTCTCCCATGATTCCGAGCAATACGCACAGCGTGTTTACAGCAACATCTCCTTCGCGGATCACCATATCGCGGATGATTTCCACGGTTCGCTGGTCCTTTGCTTTCTCCTCATAGTCATCCAACGGCACCAGGATCTTATCTTCATTCACCTTTCTTTTCTCCTTCTTTTTTGTTTTCTTCTACCCGCTGCAATCCCAAGATTGCCGCGATTGTATCAGCGTCTGGAATGTTTTCAGCTTCCATGTAACGGCGTACCGCTTCGATGTAGCAGGTTGCCGCATCTGCCGCGCTTTTCTCTGTGCTTACGTCAATACCAGCATATTCATACTTTTTCATTCTTCTGCCTCCTTGTCTTTGTTAAAGTAATTCCATACGGTCCCCGCACTGCAGCCCATTTCGTCTGCAATCTTCTCATAGGACCATCCGGCCTCCCGAAGCGCCCTCATCTTGCCGGTATCCAGTTTCCTCTTACGGCCCTGTCCTGCAGGGCTCTTCGGGGGGGCGTTGGTTTTGCCTCTGCTTTTGGCTCCGGCTCTTTCTTCGGCCGCTCTTCCGCCTTGGCCTGCGTCTGCATTACCGCAAACACTGCACCAGCCTCTGCGGCCGCCCGCACATCCTGCATGGTCATACTGCTGATGGCAACCGGATGCATGACGTAGATATCATCATGCATTCCGTGCATCGTCAGATCCACTGCCTCCGTATATTCAACAATCTGCATCATTCTCACCCTTCTTTCAACGACCCTGAGCGGATCCACGCCGCAAACACTGCGTCCCGGCGCTCTTCTTCCCGCTCTTCCTGCTCCTCTCGGCATTCTTCAATATAATCGCCGATCTTCTTACCAGCGAGCGCAAGAAGAAACATTCCGGCTCCCAGGGCGGCGCGGCCCCACAGATCCGAATCCACGCCGCCGATGTAAATCCATGTACCAACCGCGCCGATCGCCAGCGCCGCTTTATCTGATCTCTTCATTTCTGCGTCCTTTCATACCCCATCGACTCCACCGCGGCTTCCATCCGCTGGCGAACGATCTCTTTTATTTTTTCTTCTCCGAGTTCCTCTGCTGTATACTGCTGTCCTCCGATCGTGATCCGAGTAACAACCATGATTTCTTTCATAAGGCATCACCTCTTCCTTATCTCCTTATCGTATGCAACCCGGCTCCGTAATGATTTTCTATTGATTCATAACCATTTTTGAGCTATTATGTAGTTGCAAATTGTTTTTTGTATTCGTCCCATGGGAACTGGTCCTTCCTGTGGGACTTTTTCTTTTTCATTGACTTTTTACTGCTCCACTCCTATTCTGGTTATACAGGGCACTGCCATGCCCGAGTATTTCAGAAAGGAGACTTACTATGCTGAAAATTTTTGCTTGCCTTGCTGGTAACTGGGTCTGCTTAACTGATGATCCAAACTGCACCATCGGTGAATATGGACAATCTCCGAGTATTTGGTGGGAAGAAAATGCTCCAATTTATGCCCCTGCCAAACGTCCGGAAGGTAAACCTGATAGCTTTTACCTGCTTGATTATGTGCATATTCACTACCAAGGCAATGACTGGCGGATTAATCCAATTTACATCCAAATCGTGAAAGGATAAGTCTCGTTGTTTCTCCGGAAGAGATCTGCATATTTTTTTCCAGCTCTCTTCTGGAGAAATCAAACTGCATATCAATCCCAGTTCTCAGCTTTACCCACTGCGGATACGTGATCCCGTCCAGAGCTTCGATGTACTCACTCAATTTTTTTTGGCTCATACTGCCTCCTTATTCTTCAAATACTTATTCAGGAAATACTGCTGGCCTTTTCCGGTTACCTTTGTGGTTTTAGTCATCCGCACGCTGCCGTCCGGATTGGAAATCACGGTTTCTTTGATCTGAAACAGGCCGTCTGCTACATATCGCTGCGTCGGCATGTTCCGACTGGATCCAGTCTTCATAAGGTAACCTTCATTACGAAGCTGTTCGAACAATCTTTTCTGTCCAGTGTCCACGCCGTTCTGGCGCAGGAGCTTCGCGAGGTCGCCGATCAGGATGGAGCTGGTGCTTGCACTCACCGCATCGGCGAAGATCGCTTTTGGCTTCATACGTTCAATTTCTGTATTCTGTGCCTCGATGGTCTTCTGCGCTTCCAGCACCGCCAACGCAAGAAGCTCTTTTCCCTGCGGGGCGGGCATCTGATAACCGCCGGTTCTGCGGATCGCCGGAAGAACTTCGGAAGTTACCCAGTGCTTGAACCGAACCGCTGACTCCAACTTACTTCCGAAGATCAGGGCATATAAGCCAGATTCGTTGATGATGGTCATCCCTCTCGGAGAATCAAAAGTACCGTTTTGGTAGTTTTGCCTGTCTTCTTCGTGAACGTGTCTGTTAATGTCTCGGCTACCGTTTTGGTACCCGAGTATGTCGGCTACATCTTTTCCCACAAACCATGGTTCTCCATTAATAGTTACCGTTCGGACATCGCCGAATTCTTCTGAATTGAAAATTTTTACTTTGTTCATTCTTCCTCCTATTATTTCTCTTGTAATATTTTTGTTACAGTGTTAGAATTAGTCTGTACCCTTATATGGGCAATGAAAGGAGCTGGTTATATTGACCAAACTTTTGACTTTGCCCTGTTCCCTTTATGAGCTATCATAGTCTTTCTCGTATTCGTCAGCTAATGGGCTAATCTTTTATTTGCAGAACTAAGACTGCGTAAGTGACGAAATATTTTATAGAAGCATTTGGCACTACAGATGTGATTGAACATGTATGCAACGGATCGGGGCTTCGGCAACGGTTGGGGGCTTAAGTGAACAGTCTGCAAAATATATAGGGTAAACAAAATTAGGCAAAAACTGATAGAATAGTGCTTCTGTCAGTTTTTTGTTCGCTTATCAGTGTCTTTTTAAGACACTTTTGAATCAAAAAAAATTGCATCCACATCCTGTGCCGTTAAATTATATCTCTCCTTCATCATTCGTATTTCGCCCTGCGTAAACTCTGCACCTCTTGTTTCATTTAGCTTATTTGAAAAAGTAGGCCGCGCAATACCAAGATACTCTGCCAATGTCTGCCCCGTATCATCAAACAGTTTCATTACAGACTCTAATTTTTTCTTATTCATTTTTTCACCTCTTTCTGTTTCTTGAATTGTGTCTTTTTAAGACACCCAAATAATATCATAGCTACAGCTGCCTGTCAATACACTTTTTCGTCTTTTCAAGACACTTTTTAAGATTTTTATTGCATTGTCATTAAAAATGTAGTAAAATTAAGACACTTCAAGGAGGTGCTATATATGTGTACAATGGCAATCAGAATCAAAAAATGTCGTTTGGAAAATAATTTAACGCAGGAAGAACTCGCTGAAAAGTTGGGATTAAAAAAATCCGCTGTTGCAAAATACGAAAATGGGCGTGTTGAAAATATAAAACGTTCCACCATCGAGGAAATGGCTCGCATATTCGATTGTACACCATCTTACTTAATGGGCTGGGATAATATGAACACTACCGTTGCCGCACATAAAGATGGGGATAATTTTACACCAGAAGAATTGCAAAAAATTGAAGAATACAAAAAATTGCTTATTGCAGCACGGCCGAAGGAGTGATTCTTTTGACTTATGAAGAAATGCAAAAATCACATAATGATTTGAATATTGTAGAGCTTGATCTATCAGAGGTGTCTGGACTAAAAGGATTTTATTATGCAGGAAATATAGCTATAGAGAAAAAACTTTCATCTATCGAAAAATCTTGTGTTCTTGCTGAGGAACTTGGTCATCATTATACAAGCTATGGAGATATTATGGATCAGGATATTGTTCAGAACAGAAAACAGGAACTCCGTGCCCGTCTCCGCGGATATGACATGCAGATCGGTCTGATCGGCATCGTCGAATGTTATAAGCATCACTGCCGCTCTGTCTATGAGATGGCGGAATATCTGCAGGTAACTGAGGAATATTTAAAAGAAGCCCTTGAATGTTACCGCAGAAAATATGGAGAAAATCTTGTTATAATAGACAATTATGCAATCCGCTTCGTTCCGTCTTTACAAGTAACTGAATTTTGGAAATGATTTTTTCTTTCAAAGTGTAATTTTTTTAATTCTCAAACGTATTTATATGGGATGTTTTACCTAATATATGTTGAGGGGTGGTGCCTATGATTTTCCCGTAGCAATACAAATATAAAATATAATATAAAGCAAACGAGGAAAAGCATATGAAGTTTTTTATGTTTCTAATCATCATAACAATTATTCTCTGTATTCTTAACGAAATATGGCCGTATCTTTTAGGCATAGCTGCCTTTATCCTCGGAACATATCTTCTTTGGAAACTTTATGAACATTGTTATTTTAACAGTCAGAATTTTAAAGCTATCAAACAGCGAATCGCTACATACGCCAAAAGCTGCAATGAATTGAACGAGCATATTGAGAGTCTCAAAGACACAACTTTGATCTCAAATAAAGTAGACTATGGCGATGCTACTTACCATGATTCCAGCAAGTGGAATTATCAAAGAAAATACTTGAAAGACCAGAAATATGAGCCAAATGTTCATCAATGTTCTCGTTCTGTCTGTGACAACGCCCGGAAGAAACCTTTCGAGTATGTTTGTAAGTATTTTGGAATAAAGGCAAACGAAGAAACGCTGTCCAATTTCGAAACAATTTTAAATAATTTCGAGGCTGCCGAAGAAGGTAAACAGAATCTTAAAGCGGAAAAAGATAGTATCTTTAAAAGTATCGAAACAGAAATTCCTTTTCTTATTCGCACCATAGGAAAAAGAAAATTGGAAAAGAATCTCGGATTCAAACCGATAGATATGAGTACTGCATATTTCCCGAAATATATTTTTGAATATGTTAGTTCGGGTGGTAATGCTTCTACTCAGTGTGAAGTGGTAATGAATATTGAAAATCTAAATAAATTCATCCAGTTCTTATCTGAAAAGATAAAATTCAGCAAAAGTGTGGCCGGACAACGTGCTCTCATGACAAGCAAACTTCGTCAGCACATTAAAGAACGTGATAAATTTACTTGCAGACAATGCGGTATTTCTATTGCGCAGGAACCTCATTTATTACTTGAAATTGATCACATTATTCCTGTCTCTAAAGGTGGATTGACCGTTGAAGATAACCTTCAAACATTATGTTGGCGTTGCAATCGCAGCAAAGGATCTAAAGTAGCACCAGAATCCTAAATGCGATAAAATATAAAAAAGGAGAATGTCTATGAAAAAGAAAATGGTATCTCTCGTATTGACCGCCGTGCTGTCTGCCTCTGCATTGACCGCCTGCGGATCATCAACCGCTTCCAGCTCCTCGAGTTCCTCAAACTCTTCGTCTACTGCTTCCAGCAGTATCAGCGAGACCGAAACTCCAACACCTACGGAAGAGGCTACCCCGACTCCGACCGAAGAAGCCGTAAGTACGCAGTCTGAATCCGAAGACTCCAGTGTTCCATGGGACTACACATCAGCTCTTAATTCAGCGGAAAGCTACAGCGAAGTAATGCACATGTCAAAAGCTGGTATCTACGATCAGTTGACCTCTGAATATGGAGACCAGTTCTCGGCTGAGGCTGCCCAGTATGCAGTTGACAATATGACCGCCGACTGGAATGCAAATGCCCTTGCAACAGCAGAAAACTACAATGAAACGATGCATATGTCGAAAGCCGGACTCTATGACCAGCTTACATCTGAAAGTGGGGAAAAATTTACCGCTGAAGAGGCGCAGTACGCTGTCGATAATATAAATGCTGATTGGAACGCAAACGCCCTCGAGACCGCAAAAGACTACCGCGATAATATGGATATGTCGCCAGAAGCGATCCGCGATCAGCTTACTTCTGAATACGGTGAACAGTTTACCGCCGAAGAAGCCGATTACGCTATACAGAATTTAGACTAAAATAAAAACCGCCCCGGTGCGCCAACACCAGGACGGCTCAGTAACATTCCGAAGAATGATACCAGTTCGCAAAACATATTGTATCATCTTCGGAAACGCCAGACAAGCAGAACGTTTGTTTTGGTGTTTTTCTCATACCCAAAATTGAAAATTTGAAGAAGGTGATATTATGTCAGCACTTAAAAACGGTGCTCTCTACATCCGCGTCAGCACCGCGGATCAGACAGAACTCTCTCCGGATGCGCAGCAGCGTCTGCTCCTGGACTACGCGAAGAAGAACGACATTGTTATCGCAAAAGAGTTCATCTTCGAGGAATCCGTCTCCGGCCGGCATGCGGACCGGCGGCCGAAGTTTCAGGAGATGATCGCCCTTGCAAAGCAGGACTCCCATCCAATCGACGTGATCCTTGTCTGGAAATACAGCCGTTTCGCGCGCAACCAGGAGGAATCCATTGTCTACAAGTCGCTCCTCAAAAAGAATAATATTGATGTAATCAGCATCTCCGAGCCGCTGATTGACGGCCCGTTCGGCACGCTGATCGAGCGTATTATCGAGTGGATGGACGAATACTACTCGATCCGTCTATCCGGTGAAGTTCTGCGCGGCATGAAGGAAAAGGCCCTGCAGCACGGCTACCAAACAACGCCATGTCTTGGATACCAGGCGGCAGGCGGCGGCAAACCGTTTGTGATCGATGAAGCGGAATACCAGATTGTCAAATACATCATGGACCAATATGATCTTGAGCATCTGGATCCGACGGCGATCGCCCGCAAATGCAATGATCTTGGATACCGCACCAGACGCGGAAATCTCATGGAGCGCCGCTCGATCGAACGTGTACTGCGTAATCCTTTCTACGCTGGTACTGTGGTCTGGAATGGGATCTCTTTCGATGGCACACACGAGACGCGGCTGGATCCGGCACGCTATCAGGATCGTATCAAGCGCATGGATGCCCGCAGACGCTCTCCTAAGAGCCGCAACCCATCAACCTGCCGCCACTGGCTCTCCGGTCTCTTAAAGTGTCCAATTTGCGGCGCTACGATGACGGTAACGGCCGGGAGCACATCTTGTCCGTACTTTCAATGCTGGAAATATGCAAAAGGCTTCCACAAGGGTTCCAACTCAATCACGGTTGCCAAGGCTGAGCGAACCGTCTACCGTTACTTCGATGATATCCTTGCCGGCGCGGACTTCTCTTTCAGCGTCCGGGACCGAAAGCAGGAGCAAAAAGACGATGAAACCATCCAGCGACTGCAACAGGCTCTTGACCATCTGGCTGTCCGCGAAGCCCGCGTGAAGATGGCTTATGAAAATGGGATTGATACGCTGGAGGAATACGGTGCCAACAAAAA